ATTGATAATCGAACTGCAATCCCAAGATCTGCTAGTCAGAAGGAAGACATCAAAATAGTGCTGGAGTTTTAAAAGCAAATGCCACAGAATACCAACTTAAATTCATCTCCATACTTTGATGATTTTAGTGATTTAAAAAATTATCAAAGGGTACTATTCAAACCAGGCTTACCTGTACAGTCTAGGGAACTTACTACACTTCAATCTATTCTACAGAATCAGGTTGAAAAGTTTGGTAAGCATTTCTTTAAAGAAGGTTCTGTTATAATTCCAGGCCAACTTGCTTATGATAATGAATACACTTGTGTTCAAATTGATGATAGTCACTTAGGTATTCCTGTATCTCTTTACTTAGAGAACTTAAAAAATAAAAAAATTAAAGGTGAGACTAGTGGTGTTACTGCTAAGATAGAAACTTATATTGATAATAGAACATCAGTCAAGGGAGCATATACTCTATACGTCAAGTATGTAAGTTCTAGTGACACTGATTTCTCAAGAAAGACTTTTGCAGACGGAGAGAACTTACTACTAGAAGAGGATATGAACTATTCTCTATCAAGTATTAGATCTGGTGCTAGTTTTGCAACAACAATTATTTCAAATGCCACTGCAACTGGTGCTGCAGCAAAGATTGCTACTGGTATTTACTTTATTAGAGGATTCTTTGTTACTGTTGGTGATTCTACAGTTATTCTAGATCAGTATAGTAATACCCCTTCATACAGAATTGGTTTACTAGTAAAAGAAGAACTCGTAACTGCTTCATCTAGTGACAACGATCTATATGATAATGCAAGAGGATTCTCAAACTTTGCAGCGCCTGGTGCTGATAGATTTAAACTATCTACAACCTTAATCAAGAAGTCTCTTACAGATCTAAATGATGAGAACTTTGTAGAATTGATGAGAGTTGAAAATGGTGTTCTACAGAGGTTTGTAAAAGCTGGTGAGAGTACTTTTAATCTTATCCGTGATGAGTTAGCAAGAAGGACATTTGATGAATCAGGACATTACTATGTAAAACCATTCCCCATTTCAACAAGAGAGTGTATCAATAATAGAATTGGAAATGATGGTGCATACTATGACAATCAACTAACTCAGCAGGGTAACGTTCCTACTGAGGATTTATTGTGTCTTTCTATAGGGCCTGGTAAGGCATATGTTAAAGGATTTGAAATTGAATCACTTAACACAACAACTGTTGATGTTCCTAAACCAAGAACCACTGCAAAGATTGTCAATGAGTCTTTGCCTTTTAGTGTTGGTAGACAAGTTGAAGTTAATAACGTATATGGTTCTCCACTAATAGGTATTAGTACAAGTTCTTATGTAAAACTATTCAACGAAAGAACTTCTACTGTTGGCACATCAAACGGAGAACAAGTTGGTGTTGCTAGAGTTTATGATATGAAATTAAAGAATGTTGGATATGCAGATTCTTCAACTGTATTTGAAACTTCTTTATATGATATTCAAACATTCACATACTTACAATTAAATGCTGGAACTTATGTAAACTGTCCAACATATGTTACTGGTCAGAATAGTGGTGCAGCTGGATATGCCTACACCTCTGCAAGTAATTCTACACAGGTAACTTTATATCAGGTTTCTGGTAATTTCCAAGTTGGTGAAGAATTATTCTTTAATGGTGTTACTTCAAATAGGAGTGTTTTAGAAGTAGAAGATTATGGCATAGATGACGTTAAACAGATAGTCAGTAACGATATGACTAACTATCCGTTTACTGCTGATCCTATTTTGGATTTGGGTCATCTTATTGCTCCTGTTGCAACACAGTTTACTGTTAGTGCTGCTTCTGGTGCTGCATCTACAATATCATCTCCTAGTGCAAGTTTCGTAAACTCTGGTATCAAGACAGGTGATATCATTCAGTACAGTGTTGCTGGTAATTCAGTTCCAACTTATAACAGAGTTACAAATGTAAATGCTCTTGCAATCAGTCTTGAGGCTACTACAGACGTTGAGAACGTATGTTCTGGTGCATTACCTGTTGCCGAGATATCTGCAAACGATCTATTCAAGGTTACATTGGAAGTTAGAAATAACTCTCAAGCATTCTTATTCAGTGAACTTACAAAACCAAATGTAGCTAGTGTAGATACAAATGGTGCTGATATTTTATTTAAGAAATCATATAATATTACAGTTGCAAGTAATGCCTTCAGTGGAACATTAGAAACTGATGCTGACCTTACATTAGAACCATTTGATGAAGAAGATTATAACCTTACATTCAAGACAACTGGTAAAACAGAAAATCTAACCAGTCAAAAACTTACAGCTAGTGGTAGAACTGTAACTCTAGCTGGATTAGATAGTGCTTCTGGTGCTGCTGTATTGACAGTAACTTGGAAGAAGGTAAATGTAAAACCAAAATCTAAGGTATTCAAGAGAGCTACAACTTATACACTCAATAAGTCTTCAAAAACTCAGTCAGGTACTGGACTAATGAAGTTAAATGATGGTCTTACATATGACACCACATTTGGTAACAGAGTTCAAGATGAAAGAATATCTCTCGGAGTATGCGATGTTGGAGAAGTTCTTGCTGTATTAGAATCTTCATCCACAAGTGATCCTCAGTTCCCGATTCTACAACTTACCAATCTAAACTCCAATATTCTTAATACTGTAGTAGGTGAGAATATTGTTGGTAAGACATCTGGTGCATCTGCTGTATTAGTTTCAACTAACGGATCTAACGAAGTAAGTTTTGTAACTCAAAACGAAAACTCTTTTGAAATTGGCGAGGAGGTTGTATTTGAAGAAACTAAAGTTGGGGGTCTTGTTCAATCATTCATTCCAGGCGATAGAGATATTAGAGATAACTACACATTTGATCCAGGCCAAAGATTAGATTATGTTGACTTCTCTGCACTTGTCAGAAGAGAGAACACAGAATCACCTACAAGAAGACTTACAATCGTCTATAATAACTTTGTGATCGATGGTTCAGATCCAGGCGACTTTGTAACTGTAAACTCTTACGAAAAGAAATACTATAAAGATGTTATACCTTTTGTTGGATCTATTCCAACGTCTGATATTATTGACTTAAGACCTAGAGTTACATCTATTATTGCTGGTAAAGCTCCTTGGGAATTTGAAGGAAGACAATTTGTTCCTGGCACATCATCTTCATCTCATGTTGTTGCAAAAGATAAGTCATTCAACGTATCATACGAATATTATCTTGGAAGAATAGACAAACTATACTTGAGTAAAGAAGGTATATTCACTCTATCTCAGGGTATTCCATCTGAATTACCAAAACTTCCAAACACTATTGATAATGCTTTAGAAGTTGCAACTATTCAGCTTCCACCATACTTGTACGATCCTAATGAAGCAGAAATAACAGTCAATCAACATAAGCGATTCCGAATGAAGGATATTGCTACCATTGAGAGTAGAGTTAAGAATATAGAATACTACACATCACTATCTCTTCTTGAGGTGGAGACTTCAAACATGTCTCTTCGTGATCCACAAACTAATCTTGACAGATTCAAGTCTGGATTCTTTGTTGATAACTTCAAATCTGTAGCTGGTGGTGATGTAACTAATCGTCAGTATAAGGCATCTATTGACCCAACAGAGGGTAGATTAAGACCACAACACTACACAACATCTATTGACCTTTTACTAGGTTCAGAAGCGATTGTGGGCGCAGCTACATCTTCAAATCCTACTGCTGATTATAGATTTGTTGAAGATCTTGGTGATGCAAACGTCAAGAGAATTGGTGACGTTGTATGTTTAAATTATGATGATACGATTTACTTAGAAAACAACTTTGCAACTCGTATTGAGAATGTAAACCCATTTGCTGTTGTAAACTGGATTGGTCAAGTTGAACTAAATCCAGGCACTGACACATGGATTGAAACTAGAAGAACTACTGCAACATATGATATTGAAGGTAGTTTCAATTCTACTATGGGAATCACTGGTGCTGACAGTAACACTGGTCTTTCACCTGTAGATTGGGGTTCATGGGAAACAACTTGGACAGGAAAGAGCTCCTCTCTAGGACCTACCCTATTCAAGGAAAAGAAAACTAAAGTAACTGGCAAATCTACTAAGAGAGGTAAGTATGTTTGTGGTAGAGGTATTCCAATCACTACAACAACTAACTTCCTTGATACAACCACTACTTTCAAAGAGAAGACAACTACAACTACTACAAACCAAACAAGAGAAGGTATTCAATTCCGTGTTGGTGAGAGATTTGATACTACAAGTCTAGGTGACAAAGTTGTAAATACAGAAGTTATCGCTACAATGCGATCAAGAAATATTGAGTTTGTTACTAGAAGACTTAAGCCAAATACAAGACTATATCCATTCTTCGATAGTATTGATATGTCGAAGTATGTTGTACCTAAACTTGTAGAAATTACAATGGTAAGTGGTACATTTGGTGCTGGTGAAGTTGTTGAAGGAAGTCGTCCAAACAGTAATACTGATGCTATCAGATTTAGATTGGCGAATCAAAACCACAAATATGGGCCATATAATAATCCTAGTCAGGTTTATAAACAGAATCCATATGACCCTGCATCTACTATATCATCTACATATTCATCAACTACAACAATACTGAACGTTGATACTGCATCCTTAGAACTTCAGGCTGCTTCTGGTTTCTATGGATATATCTCTAATGGTATGAAGTTGATAGGACAATCTAGTGGTGCCATTGCAACTGTATCTGCAATTAGATTAATCACAGATAAGTCAGGAACACTTATTGGATCATTATTCTTACCTGATCCTACAATTCCTTCTGCACCTACATTCAACACTGGTACTAAGACATTTACATTATCATCTAGTCCTACCAATGCTACGATATCTGGATTCACAGATAGTTCTGGTGAGGCAACTTTCACATCATCTGGTACATTACAGACTGTGGAAGCATCTACATTGAGAATGAGAAATGCGGATGTACAAAGAATTCCAAAATCTCAGGATAGAACTCTTAGCGATACAAGTAAGAGAATTGTTATTGACAATACGTTCAAGAATAGATCCACAACTCAAACTAGATGGGTTGACCCTCTTGCACAATCATTTGAAATACCAGATATTAATGGCGTATTCCTTACTAAATGTGATGTTTACTTCCAAGCTAAGGATACAAATGAATTACCTGTTACCTTACAAGTAAGAACACTTCAAACTGGTTTACCTACTCAAGAAATCTTGCCATTTGGTGAGTGTATTCTTGACCCAGAACAAGTTGTTCTATCTGATGATGGATCTAAGGCAACGACATTCACTTTCCCTGCACCTGTTTATTGTGAAGGTGGTGGAGAGTATTGTTTGGTTCTTCTTTCTGCATCTAATGAATACTTTGTTTATATCTCTAGGATGGGTGAAGAAGATATAACAACAATTAATAAAGCTGATTCTGAGAAGATAATCGTATCTCAACAACCTTTACTTGGTTCATTGTTCAAATCACAAAACGGTGCTACATGGGATCCTAGTCAGTTAGAAGACCTTAAGTTTAATCTATACAGAGCAAACTTTACTTCAACTTCTGGTAGAGTTAATTTCTACAACCCAGATTTGGATATTGGAAACAGACAAATTGTTTCTCTTACCCAGAACCCTATTGATATGCTTGCCTACAACGCAGTAGTTGGTTTAGGTAAGAGTTTGACTGCAGCAGAACAAGCTGGACTGACAGAAGGAACTACAATATATCAACAAAATAATCCAAACTTTAGAGCTAACTTAAATACAACTCTTGGTGCAATCGGTATTGGTAGTGATCTAACAATCACTAATGCTGGTAGTGGATTTGCTGCAACAAGTGTTGTTTACTCGGATGTTCCTCTTATATCAGAGTATGGACAAGGAAATGGTGCAACAGTCAATTTGACTGTATCAAATAGAGTTGCTGTTGCTGCAACTGTGGCAATAGGTGGAACGGGCTACTCTACTGGTGATGTACTTACTGTGTCTGCAACAAATACTGGTGGATTTGGAAAAGATTTAAGATTGTCCATTCCAAACAACGTTGGTGTTATAAGTGCTTTCAATACTTTAGTTCTTAATAATATTCAAGGTGTTCCTAAAGTTGACTCTGCATCTTCTATAGTATATGTCGGTGGTGGTGGTACAAGTGTTGTAAACGGAGCTCCTATCACATATCTCAACAATGTATCTGATGGATTACATTTCAGAGTAAGACACCAGAATCATGGTATGTACTCTGCTGAAGATACTGTAGTATTGAGTGGTGTTGAGGCAGATGTTAAACCTGAGAAGTTGACATCTAGTGTTGATTCCGCAAGTACAGATGACATGACTGTAACTGCGATTGGAATCTTTACTTCATTCGAGAACGTAGAGGTCAATAGTCTTAACCCAGGCTATGTAAAAGTCGGAAATGAGATCATCAAGTACACTGGTGTTACAACTACAACATCTACTCTAAACAATATAACAAGATCAATTGATGATACTAAGGCTGGTGATTATTCTGTAAATGATAAGATTTACAAGTATGAATTAAATGGAGTTTCTCTAAGAAGAATTAATGCTTCTCATAGTTTCATTCCTACAGATGATGTTAAGTATCCTATTGATGTTGACCATTACTGGATTAAGGTTGGTCTTTCCACTAGAGGTGTAGATAGAACAACTGGAAATGCAAATGGATTCCCAGAACTGTTCTTTAACGAGAATAAGTCTGGTGGTAGTTACGATTCACAGTATGTACAAGTAGGTAACGCTTACGGACCTATGGCAACTCAGAACATTGCGTTCAATATTGTTAGACCTAATGTTGCGACTCTCTTACCAGAAGGAACTGATATCGCTGCTAAGGTCAGAACATTTAGTGGTAACAGTCCAGATGGAAGTTTACAAGCATTTGTGGATCAGGGATATGAGTCTGTATCCTTACAGAGTAATAATTACTTGTCTACTCCTAGAGTTGTTGCTTCCAAAGTCAACGAACTTTCAAAACTTAGTGACTTCCCAGGCAGAAAATCATTTACACTACAGACATCTCTAACTACAGATGATCCTAAAGTTAGTCCTATGATTGACTTGGATAGAGTCAACATGATTACTGTCATGGATAGATTGAACTCTAAGATTGATGATTATGCTACAGATAGTAGAGTCAACTCTCTTGACCTAGATCCTAGTGCAGCTGTTTACTTATCTAAGATTATTCAAATCGAGAAGGCTGCTGATGGATTAAAAGTTATGTTTGATGCCTATAAACACGCTACTAATGATATTAGAGTTCTGTATAGAATATTCAGAATTGATGCACCACCACAGTATCAGTTATTTGAACTATTCCCAGGCTTTGAAAACCTAGATTCTCAGGGTAATGTTATAGACCCTGCCAAGAATAATGGTAAACCTGATAGGAGAATCCTTTCATCACAGACAGAAGATGATTATAAAGAATATGAGTTTAACGTGAAGAATCTTCCACAGTTCAATGGATTCCAGATTAAGATTGTAATGTCGGGAACTAACTTTGCTTACGTTCCTAAGATTCGTGACCTAAGAGCTATCGCATCTATCTAATGAAAAAAGTAAAAGTGAAAGACAGTCCCTCTCTTTATCGAGATCAGGAGAGTGGTGCAATATTGAATTGTAATGATACTGCTTATGATAACTACCTTAAAATGAAAGAAAACAAGTTGAAAGAGGTAGGTGAAATGGATAAACTAAAGAATGATGTTGATGAGCTCAAAGATATGATGAAACTAATTTTAAGTAAATTAGATAAATAACTAAAACCTCCCTTTTGACAGATGACTGCAAGGAATATCAACTTAGTATTAGATCAAGGTGTAGATTTTGAAGCAACATTCACGATTAGAAACGAGAATCAGTCTGCTTTGAATTTGACAGGTTACACTGGATCTGCACAACTAAGAAAGCATCCTGAGGCATCTAAGTCCACAGAATTTGTGATTTCTTTCCCAAATAGAGTAAATGGACAGATAAAAGTAGCTATGGCCAGTACCATGACTGCTGTTATAGAAGGAGGGAGATATGTGTATGATTTAGTTTTAACGTCACCCAATGCGTATAAGACTAGACCAATACAAGGAAACCTTCTTGTAATACCAGGCGTAACTCGATAATGGCAGATTACTTAGTCACCCTTAATGACCCAGGCAGTTACAATGTCGGTGTAGACTATGAGATTCCCTCAAAGTCGATCCAATATGGTAATATCATTATTGGTAAGAGTCCAGCACAAGATGGTACTGAGACTACATTTAACTTAAACGATCAAGGAGCTCCATATAGTCCTAACAATAATCAACAACTTATTGTTACTAAAAATGGTCTTTTCCTAGATCCATCGAATGATTATAATATTTCTGGTGATAAGGTTGTTTTCACAACTCCACCACAACCAAATGACGATATAGTCATGATTGCTCTTGCTGCCGCAGCAGACTTAACAAGAACTGTCAACTATGTCATAGATAGTGGAAGTCTTCCAATGCAAGTTGGAGACAAAGGTAAATTAACTATAGATGTTACTGGAGTTATAGAAAATATCAGGGTTCTATCAGATCAAACTGGTGATATAGTTCTTGATATTGGTAAAACATCTTTTGCAGATTATCCTAATTTTAATAGTATAACTGCTAGTCAGAGAGTTCAATTAGTCAATACTAATAAATACTTTGATGATGTCCTAAATAATTGGACAACCACGATTACAGCTGGGGATATCCTCCGATTTGACGTAATCAGCGTGAACAATATTAGAAGATTACTAATCTCTCTAAAATTAAAATTATAAATACATTTAGTTCTTAGTTCAACTAGACCCCTAGAGGTAGTTTTTCAATGGCATTACTCGTTCCTAATATTGGTGAAATTGAGTCGCTACGTTATCTGATCGCTCAGAATAACTTTGTCGCAGATTTAGAAGATACATCACCGCGAAATCTTGTGTTAAAACTTTTCACAAGTAACACAACTCCTGCCGAGGGAGATGTT